CAAATGAGATAATCTTCATAGTCCAATCGGCTACATTTGCCGATACTGCAAAAAAACCTAATCCCCCTATTAGTGTTGCAAATCCGTCTGCTGTCTGTTTAATGTGGTGTAACATAGTCTCTTAATGTGATTTTATTATTTGAATGTTAATTGAATGCCGCTACGGGATAGATAGTTTTTGATGTCTACTATCAAGTCAATATCAGTATTCCACGCCGCATACTCACTCTTAGTAAGTGTGTAAGTATTGAATATGATATTTTGATTGTTTGAATTGGCTTTAACCGTGAAATTAACCACGCAAGAACTGTCACGAGGCGAATCGGTATAGTTAAAGAAGCCAATGTGATTGATAGTGTCGGTGATTATCGGGAAGCCGTGAGATATTGTCACGCTATTGACTGCTGCACAAGTACAGTCTTTTAAAGTAGTGTCCACTGTTTGTCCGTAAGAAGTTGCACCAATTAATAATGCTGCAAGAATGGTTGATAAATATTTCATATTGTTAAATTTAGTTCACAATCCACCAATTTATGCTGTCGTTATCGCTAGAATTAGTGGAGTTAATAATAAATGATGTATTTGCTGAAATTGTTCCTATATATAGTGTGCCTGCATTACTTATGCTACTTCCTGCGTGGGTAACGAATATTTTACTAGATGAAGTTACCGCCGTAGTGCTTACCGTTACCGTTCCCGATGAAAGTGTGGCTGTACCGATAGAGGCGTTTGTACCTGTGGCTATGTTGATTTTATTACCTGCTGTTTCTAGTTTTATAGAACCATTGAACTGAGCGATATTCACCCCATCGTCACTAGGGCTAGCACCGAAATACCATCTACCTGTACTAAACATCTGCCCTGCTACCGTTCCACTATTGGCAAAACTTACACCGTAAATGCCAGAATTTATTCCATTAAAAGAGCCGCTTCTATACAATTGAATGATAAGCCCACTTTCGTAAATTTCAAATCCTTTAGATAAGTATGAAGGGGTAGCGGTGAAAGAAAAAGCTTGTAAATTACCACTATTGTCTAATGACATTGTTTGTGTAGGTGAATTATACCCCCCTGTGTACCAATAGTGGGAATTTTGTGCGGTATATCCCAAACTGCCGCTACCTGTACAAATACCCGAAAGAGCACCTGAGTTATGCTCCAAAATTAATTTTGGGTATTTACCTAAATTTCCTAATGTAGTTGTAGAATTACCAAAATCTATTGAGGGCGGGGTTGTAGTAGTAACTAATGAACCGCCAGCAGTGTCTAATATTATGGTAGCTACTGATTTTGATGTATCAATTGTTATCCTACTTTGTGAACCGCTAATTTTACTATTGGTAACACTCCCAAATAATATAGGGGCTGCTGTTGAGGATACCGTAAATCCGCCCGTCAATCCCCCACTCCCACTATTCCTCGTAACATACCCTTGCGTAGCTAACTTAGTTGCGCCTGTTGTGGTGTCGGCTGAAACTACATTACTAGCTATCGTTATATCCGTTCCTGCGCTTATTGGTGCTTGATATTTAGTCGTATCCAAATTATAAGCCCCCGTTGAACTGTTGTAAGTGAATATCGACCCTGTTGAAACGTTGCGAGTTGCAGATAGAGAGGATAAATTAATTTTTCCATTAAACGTATTCCAATCAGTACTGCTTAAATACCCGTTAGTGCTAGTAGATGATTGCCCTATCGCAATAACTCCTGTCGAAGTGTTAAATGTCATTGGAGTTGTAGCACTTATAGAAGTAAGCGTTAATAGTTTAGTTGTATCGAAATTGTAAGCCCCAGTAAGATTATTATACGAAAATATACTACCCGAACTTACATTTCGAGTGGCACTTAATGAAGACAACTGTATAGGCATATACCCCAATGCTGCTATCACATTGCTGTTATTAAGGCTAATCGTTCCACTGCTTACGTTTATATTACTTCCTATCTTAACGCCACCTAATACGCTGCTAGTAGCTTGTGGCAGGGTGTAAGATGCTGCCGTTAATTGAGTAGGGGTAACGTATAAACTACTATCTTTTGCCATTAAGACTTGCCTAAAATATTGCCCCGAACCTATTTGAGCAAATAAACTACCATTATGAGTGCCTATCAAATTATAAGCAACGTTTCTGTTGGTGTCGGGCAATGATAAGTAATTAATAGGATATATCGCACCTCCTGTTATGGCTGCGCTACTCGATGCGGTTACGTCACCTGCAAAATCAAAAGAAACGCCACTGTTACTTAATGTGCCTGTTTTGCCGAAAGTCCAATAATTAGTATTGTTATTGATTATTTTCAAGTCGTTATTGTCTTTCGTCCCTATTATAGCAGTTGAACCAAATGAATTACCGCCGTTGTTGAAAGAACTTGAACTACCCCCACTCGCTAAAGTCCAATAAGTACCGTTGCCCGTGTATATAGATGTGCCAATTTGTGCAATACCATTCTTGTTTGTTGTGGTATCAGTTGGGATGGTTAAACGACCTTGTAAATTGCTACTATCCTTAACGGTTATGTATTTTTGAAACGCATAAGGTTGAGTTATTATCGTTTGCCCGTAAGCAATTGAAGCGCATAAAAGTAATGTTAATAAAAACTTCATTTTGCAATATTAGTATATTTTAAAAATTATCGTGCAATAACTATCCAATCAAAGTAAATGTCTTGTACACTACTGGTGGCCTCCGCAATATATATTCTAAATGATGTAGTAGTTTGGTTTGTAGCATCAATATACCATGTTGTTCTAGCATCTACTGAATTATTGTTAACAATTGTTAAAAATACTTTATATGCTGTCGTTGTTAATGTTGTCCCTAATGCTACATCGTAATGTTGTAATCCCGAATATATATCCCCTATATGTGTGTAACCCTTTGCCAAAATTATTACGGCGTTATTATCAACGTATTGCTTAGTTGCTGCCCCTAGTGCTGTTGTAGGATCTGCATTTAAAGTAAGCGCACCCGTCATTGTAGCCCCTGCCTTTGCAACGTAAGCAGATAGGGCGGTAGCTAGTAAAGTGGAAGTGATATAATCCGCTGTAATAGCCGAAATACTAGCCTTTAGCGTTTTATTGTCAATGCGATAACTATTCATATTGCCTGCAAACTGTGGCGTTGCCCCTGTTGATGTGCTTGTAGGTGTAGCGGTAAATAATGTGTAAGTATTACGGCTTACACTATCCCCAAAATTTTCGGGATTTGTATCGGTTGTAGTTGGCTGTAAATATTGCCCCTCTGCAAATAATGCAGCTACATAATAGAAATACCCATTAAAATATATCACCCCCGTTGTGTAAGTGTTAGGCGTTCCTGTAACGTAAGTTAATCCGCTAACAATAGCAAAGTCGGTAGGCTGTAACCCTAAAGAAGCAATAAGCCCGTCGTAAGCGGTTTGTTCTGCAACGATTAAATCACTACTAAATAAAGGATTTTGTAGCCCTGCATAAGATTTGCGTATTGCGGGAAACTGAAATAAACTCATAAATTAAAATTGATTAATTGTAAAATTTGAACCATCAAAAGCTATTTGATTAACCGTTGCCAATAAGTCGCTAGTGTACACGCTTGTAGGCACATTAATAGTAAACGCTGTTGTGTTTACTTTGTCGTTAAATTCACTTGCAAATATTAACGGTGTACTACCGAAGTCGCTGCAATAAGTTGTACTTGTGTACGCAAATTCGGGGGCTGTTAATATATTGTAAGTCGACTGTGTGCAGTAAATTCTTTTTAAAGTAGCATCATACAATATATTTAACACATTTGCCAATTGACCCACTTGCCACTTACATTGCGATATTAATAGTTCTTTATTGCGAAAAGTTGTAAACGTTGTAAAAGGTGCTTCTAGTGGCTGTACAAAAGCGGTAAAATATTTAAAAAAAGTTGATATACTGCCAATAGCAGTAACGCTAAAGAAATTCCTTAGACTTTCAAACAATAACTTTCTATAATTGATGTTTCTAAATGCCATTGTAATTAATTACGTTGCTACCGTTATAGTTAAAATATCCTGCACTCAAATTAACACTACCCGTAAAAGATACGCCGTCTATTTGTGTTTGTGATAAATAAAAGTTTCTTACCCCTGCTACATTTGCCTGTATATATGTTTCTAAGTCACCCGTGAAGAAAGTACCATTAAACGCAAAGCTATTCATAAACAAAGTAAGATAAGTGTTTATATTAGCTGTCAATGTAGGTAAATCGAAGCTACTGTAATAGGTACAAGATGCTACAAAGTACAATACATTCGCATTCGATGAAATATAGTTAACGGGCAATCCCGGTATCTCGAAGTTTTGCATATACGCCACAAAAGCATTATACTGTGATAATGTCAATGGCATAGTCGTTCCCGTAATATCCGCACTTGCCACCTTTAAGAATAAATCCCCGCCACTTGTTGCACTAAATGCCGCTTGTTTAATTATTTGTTTAGTTGTGTCAATAGTAGGGTAGTAATAATTTCCGTTACTATCAATTGAAAGACTATCGCCGTATTGAAACGCTAAAGCATAGCCTGTATAGTATCCTGCCTTTCCGTAATTCTTAGCGGTTATAGTGCTTACTATTGTGGCTTCTGTATTGGTAAATTCTGTTAATGTTGTGTCTATAACGTTTCCCAATGCTTCGCTCACTTTCTCAAATATCCCCGTTTGCGAGGGGTTTGTAAAGCCTAAAGCGTTTAGGTTTGATTGTATAATTGATTGAGTGCTAGCCATTGTTAGTTGTAGTTTGTAATTTGGTCAAATCTAACGTTTACGCTTCCTGTACCTGTTAAAGTTATGTAGATATTACCTGCGCTGTTGTAGTATTGTCCGATAATTAAGGGTACTAAATTAGCTGAAGATAACACAGTTGATGGCATTATATCACTCCCACCACCCGTTGAGCCTATCTTAACGGTAACGCTGCCACTAATCCAACGAACCGCACCACTAACCACTATCGTATTAGCCGAAATTACCTGTGTGTAATTTCCCGTTAATCCTGCTATTTTAATAGGTAAAGCTATTGCGCCGTAAAGTTCGGCAAACATACCGTTTAGGGCGTTTCTAACTACTAAACCGCTATCACCATTGTTTATAACTATTTGTGCCATATTATTAAAAGTTTAATCTATCCAAAATGCCGTATCTACCCATAATCCGTTGTCATTCCAATAGCTTGTGGATAATATCCACAAAGGTAATGTATCAAATATTGTGTTTATGCTAGAAAGTATCAAATCTGTTAAATTATTCACTGCTGGATACGTTGTCAATTGTCCTATAACGTTTAAATCCTTTGTAACTGTATCTGGTATTGTTATCTCTTGCCCGACTGTTAATGTCGGTGTCCAATCTGTAAAGCTATTGGCATCTAGTACTGCATTTAGGTTTATAAGGCTACCTGTGGCGTTCAATACAACGTCATTAATGCTCATCCCTTGCTGCACTATATAAATACTACTCATAGCTCACGTTTGCTGAAATGTTTAATACACCGTTTTGCCCTGTTGTATTAGTCCACGTTGCTATCGTTGCCCCGTCATTTATACATTGCTGCTTCCATCTATTCATCTGTACGGCTGCCTCTTGCGACTTGTTGTTAATAGTGTCCTCTAGTCCTACGCCTAACATTGGGTTAGTTAATATTGCACAACGTGACCTTTCAATGATGCCACCGTTTTGCGTAGAGGCGTTAGTAGTGGTAACAAAGTCCCCGTTGGCGTAACTTATATCCCTTGCTAATATGTCAAAAAGTATGTCGAACATTATTTTGAAAGTTTGTTAATTAATTCTTTGATTCCATTTTCTAACTTTAATATTCTATTTTTTAAATATTGGATGTAAATAGATTGTGAAATAACCCCAAAAAATATAACATAACTATCGTTAATTTTAAAATAATTAAAAATAACAACTATTAAATAAGTTAATAACAAAACTATCAACCAATATACTACTTTTTTTATTTTCATTATTGCGTAATTTTTGTATTTTCAATATCCCCCCTTTGTGTTGGTGTTAACGTTTGTGTCTCTAACGGTACGGGTAGTGCCGTTGGCGCACCTACACTACTAACAACGTGTGTGTGACTGTTGTAAAGTGTAAAGAAACTGTTTAGTAAATTTTCTATTTTATTCAACCTATCAATTAGCTTTAAAACTTCTACCATCCCCCCGTTTTCACCACCGTTAAACTGTACAAGGTTGCAATTTACTAACAATTTATCAATTTGGTTGCAAAATAATAATTGAGGTCTGCCTTTGTTGCCATCTCTAAACGTTATAAGGCAATCGCTACCAATAACGGGGATAGTAACAACCCCCCCAACACTCCCAATAAGGACAGATAAAGGCACGGCATAATAAACGGGTTGCCCGTCAATATCTAACTGAATGTCGGCTGTATAGGCTGTTTCATCAACCGCAATTACAGTACCATCGCAAATGTTACTATATTTAGTTGTTGCCTTGATAGCCCTATAAAACGCATCCGTTAAATTCGCCGTTTGTTCGTTATCCATTATAAATTAGTTGTATCATTTAAGTCAGTCAAATATGCTAGTTTTAATTTATGCCTATAACCACTTTGGTCTATTGTTGTTTCAATAGCTGTTATAACATAATTGCCACTTCTTGCAGGATAACGAATATCAGTATAAACAGCCTTTGCAAATAGTATCGGTTCGGGGTAAAGATAAGTAGTAATTGAACCGTTAAAACGCATTTGGCGCACTTTGTTTAGTGCTTCTGTTGCCATTTTTAGGTAAAGGGCTGCATCTTGTTTCACTCTGTAAAAATAAACGTCCCTTTGTTGCCCGTTTGTATCACCTACTTCAATACTATCTTTCTTTCCTGTTGGCTGATAAAACCACGCCTTAACCTTATATGTTTGGAATGTAGAAGTAGGTTTTTGAAGGTCGGACACTATCACGTTTCTATTTGTTGCATAGTTAATAACATCCGTTGTATTTGATGCAACATTACAATATAAGTTAGTGCCATTCAATGTTAATACCAAACCTAACTCTTTAATAAAGTATTGACATATAGAGGCAGGTGTCATCATTGAAAAAGTAATGTTTACTAATTCAATGTCAGGTATTGGTAGCACTAAAGTAACGTGTTCGGCATCTGTTGACTTTATGTCTATTGTATCATTTACGAAGCCTATAATATTTGTTAATAGGTCTTTCAATGTGATACTAGCATAATGGCAGCCGTAAGTATTTATTACTGGTGACTTCTTTTTTTTATTAATCTTTACACTTGCCCCCCGTTCTTGCCCGAATATTCCTAAATTAAAAAAGTATTGATAATCCATACATTTAATCTTTATAGGATTACCGAAAACAAAATCAGTTATAAAGCCTTCAAATATAGTTTGTTCGTTGTAAGTGTCATAATTAGCCGTTACTAATACAGTAGAACCAACGCCGAATGCTGCTTGAGTATTTACCGTGTATTGTGTTAGTTTATCATGCGTTCCATCTTTGTACTGTATCACGCAATTCATAGGCAACGTAATATCGCACTCACTACCTAAAGAGTGGCCGTCATGCTTTTTACTAACGCTGCAAATAGTCTTTATAGTATTGCCGTTAATTGTTACCGTAAGATGTGCGTTAAAATACATACTATGATATTATAAGCGTTTGCCCCGCTACGTTTTCAATTGCTGAAATCTTGAACCCTATATTTGTGCTGCCTCTCGAAATTGTAGGATTAACACTTTCTACAATTATCTCACTTACACCCAATGCGTTTAAATAAGTATTAGTAATATTTAACACACTATCTGGTATCCATATTTTAGTCCACGCTGTGTTGAGGCTATCTTGGTCGAATATCCAAAAAGTACCATCATAATTAATTTCGCCTACTGCATTGGTCTTTCTAAACACACATTCAATCTCAATCTTATAAGGCTCTCTTAATATCCTTTCGGTAACATTTACGCCGTCTAATATTTTAGAATTAACTAATAGCTTTTTACCATCAATTGTTATAAGCGCATCCTTTGGCAATGTTACACCATTAATAACTACTAACGCTGGGTAATTCGTAGGGTCTGCGCCTACATTATTGTAAGTCACCTGCAACTGTGGAGGATTACTTGGTGTACTTTGGTGCGCATTCGGGTTATTTATACTAATAGCCATTATTATTGTGTTTGTCCTTCGTTGTATGCAATATTGTTAATAGCCCTAATCATTTGCTCTACTGCTTCCTCTCCTTTCTGTGGTAACTGTTTGTTATCCGTTGTTGTAATTTTTTGGAAAGCATCTTTAAAAGTAATGTTAATAACTTTAGCTTGTCCTAATCCACCACTTGCACCACTAAGGGCGGAGGTGTTCATTGCTGACTGCGCGGTTTGATTTGCCCCACCTTCACCTTTTTTACCATCGCCCGTTGCGGTTGGGTCTCCTGCGTTTGTTCTTGATGGTAAAAACTTATGAATAACATCTCCAAATTTGAATTTGCTATTTCCTGCTGCATCCGCACCTTTTTTAACAGCATCTACCATTCCCGTAGTAAATCCTGTTGCTAAATCTGCCAATCCTTTTTTGCCGTCCTTTATTGCCTTTGAAAAGTTACCGTGAAAAATATCTCCTATAACATTTCCCAATGTTTGATATCCTAATATTACAAGTTTGATATATTGCAATATTCCGCCCCACAAGCCGCCCATAAATTCACGAAAGCCTTTAAAGTTGTCCCAACAATACATCAATGCAGCTACTATTGCAACGATGCCATAAACAACCCACGTTATTGGTAACGCTAACATTGCAGCACCTAGCCCCTCTGTTGCTACCATTGCAGTAAACGCACCTAATGCGGTATTCGCAAATGAAAATGCTAGTATAGCCTCTTGAGCTGCTGTAAATGCTGCTATTGTTGCATTGATAGCTAAAGCAGCGGTAAATAGCCCTATAACTAAAATAATTTCTTTTAATACGTCTTTATGTTTACGCATCCATTCAATACCTGCTTCAATTGCGTGTTGCGCCCTCATCATTGCTGGCACAAATGCAGCCTGTATTTTATTAACAACCCCCCCTATGGATGCCTGTATTTCCTCCCATCCTTTTTTAGCCATTGCAATTTGTCCTGCATCTGTCTTTGCAAACATTTCAGCTTGCCCACCCGTCTCCCTTCTTATTTCTTTTAATATAATTTCTTGCGCCTCTGTTAATTTCCCTGCCTCTTGTAAGTTCTTAATTTGTTCTTTTTGTTGGTCGGTAAAACTTACCCCCGTACGGTGCAACCTAGCCATACCCTTAATAGGGTCATCCAATGCTATACCTAAAGATTTGGAAGCTTCTAATAAATCACCTTTAAAAAACTTTTGAGCATAATCACCTGCCGATTGCATACCTTCCTCAAATTGCTTCCCCTTTACATTACCAAAGGTCAACATCAGAGCCTGAGCCGAAATGATAGATGATTTTGTAAAAACAGTTACATTGCTCATTTCCTCCGCCATCTTTGAAAGGTGTTCAGTACTTACACCTACTGACCCACCCATTGTTTTCATGGTTTGATTTAAGTCAGTTGTGGCTTTTTGCAACTCATCATAAACGCCTTTACTTTCTTTTATAAATTCGAACCCTTCAAATAAAGCACTTAACCCCAAACCAGATAAAAGCATATTTTTAATGCCGCTAAATGTTTCCGACATTTTTTCACCCATAGATGCAAATGCGCTTTCTGCTTTCTCCACTTCTTGAATGGATTTAGTACCCATTACGGAAATACTTTCGTTTATCTTAGCTAACTGCATAAGAATATCGCCGCCTACATTTATATCAAAGCCATAATCTGCCATTAGTCAGTTTTTTGAAAAGGTGCATGAATAATTTTCAATACTTCGGGTAACATTATTTGACAATCCATATACTCCTGTAATGTCATATCTTCCAACTCTTTGCCGCTATACATCAAAAACGCCCGAAACATTGTTTTATTGTAAAAAACAGCATTTCGAGCGATTAATTTAGTTTTAGCCGTTTCGTGGCTGTAATTTATTTCTTCTAATTCACTTTCAATTGAGCAAAAAAAGGGGTAACTTTCTCTGAAAAGAACCAAAGCCCAAAGTTCAAAACAGCGATATTGTCATTTAAAAATTCTGTCTTATCCCCAACTGTAAAGCCCTTAGCATCGGTAATCAACAATAATTCAATAGCTTTATCTGTCAATGTTGCTATCCCTTCGCTGTCAATAGTAGCCTTATTAGTTCCGCTTTGCTTCATTGTTCCCATGATAGAAAACACTAAGTCCCTTTGTGTTCTATCTGTACGGCTTAAATCCTTAAAAACCGCTTCTTTCGTAACTTCAACTTCGATAATTTCCCCTACTTTATTATCCTTAGTCGCTTCCATTACGGGCTGCTTACTAAGGAAAGTAATTTCCTTTTTGAAAACCTTTTCCATGTGTTGTGTATTTAATTTAAACTACTGCTAACGCTGTAAAGTCAATGTTTCTCATGCTCTCCTTATCCTTAGCTTTTACACTAATTGCGGAAGATGTGAATACTAATTGAGTAAATGTGTAAGATGCTGCATTTTGTAGGCTTACTACTGCAATAGTACTTGAGGGAACTAAAGTTACGCTATTAACGCCTACTGCTGTTAAAATAGCCTGTAATTCACCCTCTTGAATAGTTATCTTACCCTTTACTGCTAGTGCGTTTCCTTTGTTACCAATAGGGTTAACATCACCAACTGAATAGATTAACTCGCCCTCTTGAGTTTCAGTCCAACCAACTTCGTTTACAGTAAGTAAAGGAAAAACAGCCGTACCTGGTATATTCCATGCTACCTTATACTCGGCTGCTGTTATAATTAATGCGTTATAATTAGGCATTTGTTATTGTTTTATAAAGTTGAAACAAATTGAATAGTACCCGTAACACTTCCCAATATTGGAGTAGGTACTATGTCTAACTGAAAGTTCATTGTCTTTGTGCTGTTGAAGTTAGGAGCGGTCAAAATCAATTTACCGTCTGTCAAATCGCCTGTGCCGCCATTTACAACACTTAACGGCGAAATATATTCATCGTAAAATTGTTGTTGAAGGCTATTAAGAACATTTTGAGCAATCGCGCCCGTTTTAGTATCCAATGGCTGATTACTTCCAATTTGATTAATGAAAAAAGCCAACGCATCGGCACTCAAAGCATTTGCTACTCGGTTATACTCTTGCGTACTAAGTGCAAGTGTTGAAGTGGTACAAGTTGCGCCGTCATTCCAATAGAACCCGCTTTTGTTAAACCATGGACGTAAGAACATATATTGTTTAAGTCCTAATTGGTCTATGTCACCTGTGCCATTTGCGTTACTTGGTGTTAAATTAACAACTGGTGCAAACGCTTCTACGCAATAACCCGTGTCTGGAGTAGTGAAAGTTGTGAACCCTGTTACCGCCGTAAATTGTGTAGGTTGTGAATCCGTTCCACTAACATAAGTAACACTATTGTAAACCACACTACCATTGTAAACGGTGTAAACTTTACCTACTGTCAATGTGCCACTTGCTTGTATCGCCAAAGACTTAGTTAAATACGCTGTGTTAGCTACGCTGCCATCTGAAACTGCGCCGAAACCGTGACCGATAGATATTTGTGCAAAGCGTGACAAAGCCAAACCTACCGAACTAACACCGTTAGGTTGTGTTCCTGTTATACATAAACTAATAGAACTACACAATTTTAAACTAATATCACCAATTGTTGAAGGTGTTACAGTTGTACTCATATTGTAGCCGTCTACTATTGCGCTAAATTGATAGCCTTGTGCAAATAGACTTACTTGTGTAGCTTGTAGTGCTGTGATAGTCGCTGGAACATCGGCAGGGAAATCTGTTGCGCTTTGTGTTGCTGTTGGCAATTTATAGCATATACCTATCATCTTAGCTCTATTGCTTGGGCTGCTTGCGCTTGTTGCCCTTACACCGTTTGCAAAGGCTGTACCTGCAACGTATGTAGCCATTGCAGTAGCTTTTGCTACGCCTTGAATCCACAATAATAACCCGTCATTTGTGCCACCTGCATAGAAGTCGTTTATTTGTTGGAATAAAGCTATTGCATTGGTAGCATCGTTAGCAGCTGTAATCCCCAATGCTGTCGCATCTGCTAACTTAGTAAGCAAGTACGGCGTATCTAGTGCGAATGTGCTGCCTATTGCAGTTGCGTGAATAAACATCATCATGACGCCATCACTTGAAGGTGCAACGCCTGTTTGATTGTTTACTACACTAATTTTAATTAAATGTTCAGCCATTTTTGTAAGTATTATTTACCTGCCTTTGCGGTAGGCTTTGTTTCTTTAATAACTGTTATTTCTTCTTCTTCGTCATCCAATGAAACAGTAGGCAAACTGTTTGTAACCGTTGCTATTTTCTCGTCTTTAATTTCATTCATCCTACCATTTTGTAATGCTATCTCTAACTCTTCCAATGTAGTAGGCAACTTGTCTAAAGTGGTAAACTTAGCTCTGTATGTTGGCGGAGTGAAAGGTGTATTTACATACTTTTGAGCGATGTCGCTATTTTCTTTGCTATTGTAAATATTGCCATCCCCGTGAATCCAAACCGTTCCAAACTTCTTTACACTTGCCTTTAATAACTTTAAGTTATGCTCGTGCAGTCTTTCAAATTGAATGCTACTCATGTGTTTTATTTTTTTTGTGGTTACTTAATATTCGTCTTTACCCTATGGCTCAAATATCCCTTTACGCTTGCAGTGCTTGATGTAATACATTGAATTTTCAAATAACGGCCTTGCAATAATGCCGTGTCGGCTGCAAATGAAACATAATTAGGAGTTGAAGCCGAAAGGGTGAAAGTTTTTGTATATGCACTTTGAGCCGCCCCTTTGGGTACTGCGAAATAGTTTACATTGTCGTTACTTTGGAAATAATTGATAGTCAAAGTAGCTGTACCTGCGCCTACTTTTTGCCAATAAAAAGTATGAAATACGTCATTTACATTTAAGTGGGTAATAGGCACTATGTAAGCCAAAGAATCGGTTACTTGCAAACTATCCGTTGGGGTAGTTGGAGTACCACCTAAGTCAATGTATTGACCTTGTTGGATGTTGTTAGCCGTGTATGTTCTTGTCTGTGCGAAAGAACTAGCTGAAATAAATAATAAAGCGATAATTAATAACTTCTTCATTGTTAATTGTTGTTTATAAAAGTTTTAAAATAGCCCCCGACTATTACATCAGGGGCTTAGTTTATTTAAACGTTTGGTGCGCCGTAATTAAGGATAGCAGTACCGTTAAAGTTAGCACGCAATGGAACAATACCCATACGAATATCAGCACTCATTGTATATCCGTAGTTTACAGGGTCTTGAACCATAAACACATCCAGCATACCAATACCCATACCTACTTGTGAAGGTACGAAACTCAAACCTGCACTTATTGCAGTTGATGGTATGATACCTGTTGGGTCTACTACTTGGTTACTTGCAGAAGGGTTAACTATGATTGTTCTACTTCTTTCGTTCAAGATTGTGTTTTTGAACTTAACAAATGTTCCACCACCGTTATCATTTACCCAACGGGTAAGCAATGATTTGGTTTCAGGGTCTTTGTTCAAAGATGCAATCATAATAGGGTCAGCTACTAAAGTAGTTTTTTCTCCTTCTAGTTGCAAGTTTTGCGCTGCATAAAGTTGCTCTAAGTTTACAATGTCATTTAATACTGGTGCAACAAGTGAACCTGCATATGCTTGGTTGTAGTAGAATTTGTTATATGCTGCTGAACCGCCGATTTGAACGGTTTGAGGTAATGTTTGATAACCACTAATACCGCTAGTTGCTACGATTGAACTTGCAGGAACTGTTGATGCAAGTGTATAAAGCAATGTATCGTCAATTGCAGTATTTAACACCATGAACGCTTGCGCCCAACCTGTACCCATTTGGTCGTAACGTAGTTGGTGCATTGTTAATGGTGTCCATTGCATAGGCTGTAACCAATATGGGGTAAGTGCCAAACTAACCGCAGTATCGCTATAAGTATAAACACTAGTGCTAGGTTTATTGCCTTTATATACTGTTGGTGCAGCGGCTATGTTAGCCCAAATAGTACCTGTGTTTGCGCCTGTGTATTGTGCGCCGAACATTGGAATGTCGTTTTTCCAACTTGTTGTTGGGAACAAATTGAAGATAGCTAAAGACAGCCATTCAATCGTATTCAATGCAGGACTAGCTAAAGCAGCATCAGTAGAAGTAAGGGTAGTGCGTGTAGTCATTTGACCATTTGCGCCCAATACAGCAACTTCACCTCTTTGCAATTCGCCCATAATAGATGATAATCCAACTCCACCTTGTCTACCGTTAACGTTGACTTGTGCGTCTTGCATTTGTGCCATTGTGGTGTTAAGGATACGGGTTTTATCAACTACTGCCCTATACTTAGGGTCTGCAATGATTGAACTTAATACAGCGGCATATTCTGAAACTTCATTGTGTTGAACTCCTTTCTTAGCCCTGTCAATAAGTGCTTTGTCTCTTTCGTCAGTTGATGCCATCAACTGTGTAAAGGTCTTACCACCGTAAGCCTTTACTTTAGCGGTAACTACGGGTGCGGTTGCCATTTTATATTCTGTTTTTAATTGTTCAACGGATTTAAGAACGGGCTTAGTTGCGCTGTTCTTAGTTTTTACTTTTTCACCTTCGCCGTCTTCGTCTTCATCTTCGTCAGATTCGGCAGCATATTTATCACAAGCCTTCATAGCATCTTCTGCTTCAGTTTTGCAAGCCTCGTAGGCTTCTTTATCTTCTGCACTTGCATCTTCTGCTTCTGCTTTTTTCTTAGCGGCTTCCAATTTCTTGGTGGCTTCGTCTAATTTACTTTTTGCTTCCTCTAGCTTTTTAGCTTTTTCAGCTTTAGCTTTCAGTTTAACATCTTGCTCATTTGGTTGCCCTACATCTACTTTTTTCGGTAGTGTAGAATCAGGAGTACCTTTCGGTGCTGGAGCATCTGCTTCAAATGATTCTTTACTGCCGAAAGAAACTTTACCACCTAAGCCAATGATGTCTTTCAACCATTGAGGTAATCCTGTCCCTTTTGTATCGGCTGCAAGTGTGGTAGTAGTAGTTTCCTCTACTTTTGAGGATTCTACTTCTTTTACTTCTTCTGCCATTGTTTCGTTTGTTTTATTATTAGTGATTGAATACTTGCTCGAAAGTGTTGTTATTGTCCTTGTCAAAGTGTCTATTTCTTCGCTATTGTATATCTTCGCTGCCAATGCAACGGGTTCTACTTGAGTAGCATCTTCATTACTTGGAAGCGTTACTATTGATATTTCGTATAGATAGAAAACTTTACAAATCTTGTTACCTTGTTTATCTAATACCAATTGACCTGCTGCGTTTGTTTCCCATATTGCTTCACCACCAATACTGCAAGCCCTTAACCATCCGCCCTCATATAACGCCGCCGTTTCTTTACTTGCTTCTGTTAGTTTGTGGAAAACAGGCACGCCGCTATATCCTTTACTATCTAGTTGTATGTCAGTCCATAGTCCTATCGGGTCGCTATTCCAAACGTGTTCTTTAAGGACTACGGGGTTAGCATTAAAACGGGTAAAATCAATAACACTATTAGGAATTACGCCCCCTTGGTCATTAGGTGTTTCCGTTGTGAAATAAATTCTTTTACCTGCCATGACACAAAAGTATTTTATTATAAAGTGTGTTTATGTAAAGAAATAAACGCTATATTTGCATATTTTAATAATAAACATGAAAGAGTATTTAGGCAAAAAAGTTTTAATTACAACAAGTAATTGGTTTTATGGTAAAGATGGCAGGCAATATAAAACTGTTTACGGAACATTAAATGGAGTGTATAATTCAAAAGAAACCTTCGGGTTTGATACTTCAAGAAGCCATGCAAATTGGTTTATTGAAATCGGAAGTATGCTAATTATGGGGTGTCAAGTAATGTACTGCGTGCAAACAGACAACGCACATTTAGGCGAAGTTGATGATTGGGAAATTGAAACAAATAAAGAAACAAATAAAAAAGAAACTTATCATTATAAGCGACCTACAACTATTTACTTAGCAGATTAATTTATTTTAATTATGACAGAACAAGAAGTATATAACGAATTGAAACAAAAGGTAAAGCCATATATCGGAATTATGCCACAAGGTTCTTATAGTAATTATATGATAAGGCTAAAAGCAGGGTTATTGAAACCTGCTACTATTAAGAAGTTTTTTGAAGATATGGGTTATACATTTGCTAACAATAAATGGTCTAAAAAATGAGCCGACAAATCTTTTACCTCAATCGCCCACAAAACACGACTGTCATAGGTAAGCTAGATGATAAGTTAGGCAAATACTACACGACTGAAATAAAAGTGCAGGAAGAAAGATATAGTTATGTAGTAACTGTACTTCGAAGGTTCGGCGGGCAGGATTATAAACGCATCGGCTGGCGTATGATTAAAGGTGGTAAAGAAGTGGCAATACCATTATATATAAAAAATAATTTAGAATTAAAATGATTACCCTCAACATCGACTACCACATAAGGCGTGCAACTGTTAAAGCATTAAATAAAAATAAATGTTTTACTACTGCTGCCAAAGACTTGGGTGTTGTTTCCCGTAGGGTAGTAGAAAGGTTGATAAGGCAGTACGGTATAATTTACGATTACAATAATAAACATTACAAATGAATTGGCTACAACACGCAATAAGTATAGGTTATAAATGTGAATACGGTAAAAGTGATATTCAATCTAATTGGTACGGATTGCATAAATATTATATGCCAAATAGAAAGTTTGTAAAGGGCAACAAACAAATAATAATGAGTATTCAGAGTGAATATACTAGGCATCCTATTTTAAAAAGCAATTTCCCCGATAATACAACTTTTGATAAAAGGATGAAAGTGTTTACCGACAAACAAGAATATGAAGAAGTAAATGTATTGTTTAAAAATATGGCAATACTTTATATTGCAATTAAAGAAGGTGACAATTATAATTACGAATCTTTTGCAAATGTACCCCCACCTATTGAATTACTATAAAATAAAAAACCCGTCAGATGTAGAAACACCAACGGGATAAAACACACATGAAAAAAATGAAAAAATGTATGTTATTAGTTGAACGGTGGGTTATTCACTTGCGTAACCGTTGTTAATGCGTTTGTGCTTGTTTGAGTAAAATTAGTTGAAGGGTCAATAGCACAACTATCAAATACTATTCCGTAGCCTATATTCAATCCTTCGCCGTCTAAGTTATCGGCATTTTGCACATTAGATAAAGTAAACTTAAAACAGTAGTTATTTAACACATCTGTCATAAGGCTACTAATATAAACGCCCTTACTAAAATGCTGCCTAATATCATCAATAACTTTTAATAACCCCCTACTATAATCCGTGTCATCGTCTATCATGCCATCGGGCATATAGTTGTAGCTATTTAGTTTAAACATCCAATCTACACGACTTACACCGCCGCAATATTGATAAGCTTCGCTTGCCGGAAGCATCTCAATAATAAGTAAAGGCATAGTATAGCCTTCCATCTTTTTAGGGCTGTAATCCGTTTTTAAGATAATAGTGCCACCGCTATCAGCAAGAAACTGCTTGCACTCTTGGGAAACGGCGTTAAGGATGTCATCTATCATAACGAAACTATTTTACTTTCCTTCTTATTGTTTTCTTCAATCTTGGTCTTTAACTCACACAACCAACTAAAAACGCTAACATTTTCCCCGTGTTCTTTTGCTAGTCGCTTTAGTTCTTTTACGGGTACGTTTTCCGTTTCAACTATCTTTTTAACGGTTGTAACTAACTCATTTTGGATGAGTAACAAATGATTATCTAATATATCAGTTTTCATTGCTTAATAATACTTTTTCGGGGTTAATTTTATACACTCTCACACTTTCACAACTTCTGCAAATAAACTTTAATTTATCTACATCGGCTGCCTCAAAGTTCCAATCGTTATTATGATAAACATTTACTAAGGTTTCACTCTTGTGAACCTTGCAAGGATTTGAGCCGTTAATAGTTTGGATTAAAGTGTAATTCATTAGTAGATTAATTTTACATTCACATTATCACTCCACGCCGTATCTATTTTTATATTGGCAATAGTCCATTGGCTTCTGTTTGTGTAGCCTATGTTTTGCTCTACCATTACTTGCAAGTTATCGAAGGTATAACGGTTGTTAAAAAATCCTGCACTATCCCAATCATAGGATACATTAGCCCCTATAATTGTATTGTTAGGAATAATGTCGGCTATTAAGTTTGCCCGTAGTTGGTGACCGTCAAATAAAATAGACGGCTTTAGATGTACAGTATAATTCTTGTTGTCGGTGTTTGTCGGATTACTTACTGTTGTCTTTGTGCATGATGCCATTGCTATAAAGGCAGCGATTGCGATAATTTTTTTTTTCATCTTTTAAAAAGTTTCATTATTTCATTTCGTGTGCTTACTATTTTTCGCTCAATCTTCTTTACTATCTTTAAATTAGGTGGTTCGCCATTCGCTGGTATAAACTTACGCTGTGGTACTTTATTACTCCCTTCGTTGTGTGCAGGTGCGTAAGGCACTAAAGAAGTATTTGTTCCAACGAATACCCGTTTGCCCGTTACCCTAAACATCAAAGAATTATACAAAGTTAGGGTTTGTCGCAATAACTTTGCAGAACTATTATAAGTTGTGCCTTTTACACCGCTTCGCCTATCGTATGCTTTGTTAGTTTTAGGGCTTCTTTGTTTCCATTTTTGTAAACCCGTTCCATCATCGTAGCCCTCTTGTTTAAAATTTTCTTTTATTATTCTTACACTTTCTTCACCCATTATCATAGGCAAGTCACCCTGAAACTTCTTGAACTTATTACTAGCTTCACGCCAATCATTCATTAAATCTTGCATCGAACGTTTAGCCATGATTTGCGCAATATTTAAGTGTTGCTATGATAATAAACATCGCCACCATAATAGCCGTAACTATTACTTTATCTTTCCTGTGTGGGTCTTGATGTGGTATGTGGCAATGTGTACACATAGTTAATAAATTACTCCTTTTCTAAACTTACTCAAACTACCATTACTAACCGCAAACGCATCTGTTATAACCCCGTCTTTAGTTTGCACAATGTAGCTTATTTTCTTGCCAAAGGTAATATAATTCTTTAATACTACCGTTTGTTTTTCATTTTCCCACGTTCCCCAAATCTCGTCAGGTTTTTCTATCGTACTTGGCAGCCCTTCAAATCCTCTTGGATGCTTTTGTATATTGTGGATAGATATATTGCTAAGGATGACATTTGTATAGGTATCGTTGTTTTGAAATATTACATTGCCTTTCTTGTCTGTTGTGTATTTGTCTTTCCAATCGTCTACTATTGCCATAACCTGATGCAGTCCTGTTGCAGCTAATAAACGACTGCTAAAACCTTCGGGGTCACTATCCGCATTTGGTTTGTTTAGTCCGAAAATATCAGCATTGAAAGTATTACCATTGGTTATACCTTCTTTTGGCAACATACCTTGATGTGCAGGATTGAAGCGAAATTGTGGGTCTACTTCATTTTTCAAATCTTCTTCGGCTTCTTTGCTTGTAGAAATGTTATAGCCTTTACCCTCTATCTCATCATTGTCAATACTAACGCCATCACAACGGCAATTAAACCCATTCGGCGGAAATATAGCATCGCCAGCAGGGTCACCAACCTTGTAAACTTTACCCTCTAGCTCTATATGTTCCTCACGTTCCCTACCATCCATTTCACCCTTGTACACCCAATATGGGTAATAATCTTTCAAACTTTCAATTTGCCTAAAACGCTCACCCATTACCGCACCTTTACGGCAAGTTTCATACTCTACCCTTAAATGTACTTCGTTGTTTATTTCGGCTATTTGTGCAGCATCTTTTTTGTATTGGCTGAATGTTTTTATAGTTCCTTTGCTATCAAATACCGCCGATTGCATTTCTTTAGCTATTTCGGCGTTTCGGCTTGCACTAAACTGATAAGCGTTTTGCATATATCGCTCAAATACGCTAGTGTCTTTCATAGCCTCAAAACTTCCTTTTATAGGAATTTCTTTAGCCATCGCCTCAAAAAAGTATTGATTATATTCTTTATAAATTGGATAGAATACTATTTTGCCTTTATTGTTGACATAAATATATTCTATTTGGTCGTTCTTTAAATCATCGCTAATTAGGTTCGGTTTTTTCTTTTTCTTTTCGCCTGTTAACCTTTCAATTAAAGTTTTTTTTTTACTATAAAACCTGCACTCATTGTTTTAACTTCCGCTTCGGGTGCTGTTGGGGCTGCATCTTCAAAAAATTCTTTTACTAAACCATTAGCTTCAAAGAAAGAATCCGTTAATCGTTTTCCGTTTTGCACCAATACAGTAGATATTTGAGTAATTTCCTCTAGCGTCATTTGTTTAGCCTTATTAGCTACAAACTTACCAGCAGGAAATTCCTTATAAAACTTAGTAATCTTCTTTAAATATTCATCGTTCAAATACGCCTCTACGTATTCAACCATATCCATTATAACGCTTTCAAACTTATCGGCGTGAACATCGCCTAACGCACGACTTCCCGACTTGGCAGTACTAGAGGTTAATGTCCCCCCTAAAATCATTTCCCTTATCTCGTTCTTTTCGGCTTCGTTAAAATCTGAAAATATACCGTGTGATTTTGCGTTTGTTCCTGTTGCCTCAAAATCAATCTCAATAGACTTAACTATTTTTCCGCTAGTGTCTAAAGTGTAAGGATATACTAGCCCTTTTGAAGGATCTATATTCGCTGCTATTGCTTCTGCCTGTATTTTATAAGGGTTAATCTCATTGCCAAAAACATCATAGCCGCTATCGTCTTGTGGATAACCAACGGTAAGTAATGGAAACGCCAAACGCCTTGCAGCTTGTACCCATGAATTTTTATTGATATTCATTTGGATAAATGAACGAGCTATCGGCTGCATCCATCCTAAAAACTTTTCGTAAGATGTTGAAGGCTGAATCCACAATAAGTTAGGGGTATCATCAAACTTTTCACCGTCATAAAATGAGTAAGTCGATTGTCTCAACATTCTATTAATCGGGTCTAAGTCTTGTTGCGGATACTTGTATATCTTATTATTTACGGGGTCTATGTTAATACCCGTGAAACCCCAAAAGTGTGATAATGCAATTTCTTTTATAAGTTCTTTTTGCCATGACTTAGAACATAATTCAATAGTCCACTCGGGCAATTCTTCGCCCTTTTCATCAACGTACATTATCGGCACTTTCCCAATAGCAGACGTAATAGCATTAAACAATGATTGTACAAAAGGGCTACTTTCAAATACCCAACAAACCATTGTAGCATAACTAACGGGATAACCGAACTTAACGGCTTGGTCGCAAGCATAACGCCACGTTGTTAAGTTCCAATCTACATAATAGTTATTAGGGAACGTTTGAGAAGTATGGGTTAAACCTGCCGACTTAGGAATAACAAATGGATTAACGCTTGGGGCTGTGCCTGTTGCAGGTATAGCTTTTGGATTTGATACACCCCACCCACCTGCACCCTTTGAGCCGCTAGGGGTTACAGTACCAGCAGGAAAACCCAACGGGCTACTATATTGTTGTTTTCTTTGTTGTATTTTGGGGTCGTTTGCCCTGCGTTCTGCTCTGCTCATTTACCCTAATGTTAAATAGTTTGAATCTACTAAATATGCTGTTGATGCTTTTGTACACGCTGCCAATGATATTGGTAAATTCATTTGACCGTTACGAATAGCCCTAACCGTATAATCAGCCCAACTAAAATCGTCTTTCATCTTTTCGGCTAATTCTTGGAAACTACCTAGTGCATTTCTAACGGTCAATAATGACATTATTTTAACCAACAATAACGCCCTATCTGTGCCTGTCTTTACAAGTTCGCCACTAAGGTCATAACGGGTCGTAAATGAACCTATAACCTCACTTTGTGCGAAGTTAAAAGCGTTCTGCAAACTGTTACTGTCAACCGTATATTGTTTAATCAATAGTTGGGGTGAACAGAACTGCAATAAGTCCTCACCCGTTAGATAGCCGAAGTTCAAGGCTTGAATGTCTGCGATAGTTATTGCCATAATTTACAAAAGTAGGTAAATTTAATTTATTAGAATGTAATTTGTTCGCCACGTTGTATTTGCATGATGCCGTTGGGTTTGAATAGCTTACCCCCACGTTGATACGCCGTGTACTCTTTTGAAAATACATAACAAAGGAAGTATCGTGTTAAATCTACAAAGTGACCGTAAGGCTGATACGATTTTTTTGTAACGGGGTCGGTAACTGTTGATTTATCTACTTTACCGTTTTTATCTTCTTTAGTATTTTCAAAATCAACTATAACGGTTCTACATTCTTTATCAACTCCAAACGTTAAACCTTCTACATTTCCATCTAATATTGAATTAAAGAAGTTGCCCGACATTATAACACTCGGATTACTTGGTGACAAACTACGAATAGGCGAAAATTCTTTTAATTCATTTAATATCAATCTAAATAGGTCGTGTCCTTTTTCTTGCTTAACATCATCCTTTTGGCTTGTAGCATCACCACCAATATAAAGCCGACCTTTATGCCCCCATTCTAACATCTTTCTTTTTAATTCACTACATACCCACTTAACAGTATTGTTAGGGCTTTTAGCTGCAATGTGGTAAATCATTCTAGGGGTTTTATTATCTTGACCTACTTGAAATACACCACATGGAAAAAATGGCACAGCATTTTCATCAAACCAAACATATAAAGCACATTCAGGGTCATACTTATACAATCCCGTATGTTTTTCACTTCGCCACGCTTTTAAAAATTCGCCACCAAAATTAGTTTTACCCCATTCTCCTAAAACGTTTACTTTATAACTGTTATAATTCTTGGTTCTTAAATTTTCGTATTCGCTTATTAAATTGTCATCCCTATAACCGTAGCTATTATCTGGGCTGCCTACAATCCAATAATTATCCTTATAATTGGTTTTAATCAATACCACCTTTCCACAGCTAGAACGGTGTATAAAACTATCCTCGCTCGGTAGTTTGTAATCTGTTGGAAGCCAGTCGAATTTATCTACTAACTCGGTTTTTACCCAACTATTTTCGTCCACAGGATTCCACGCCGCAAATATCTTTTGCCCTTTTATCCCACGAAGTGAAAGGTTAAATTGTTCATATTCCGCTTGCTCGAAATGGTTCAACTCGTCTAAATAAACATACTTGTAACTTTCAATACCTTTCGCCTTTTCTTCTGTATCTAATCCTTTCATTACAATTTCAGATACGCCACCTGCTAAATTGCGGCATAAATATCGTCTATCTTGCCTTTCTATGGCATTTGACACTCTTGTACTATCAACTGCAAGGTTAAATGATTTTTTTAGTGTAGTAGGTATAATTGCGCTTTCTTTACGGTATGCTATTGTGCTTTCACCTTTAACTACACATTTGATAACTAACAACTGACAAATAGAAACGGTTTTGCTTGAAGATTTACCACCATAAAACAAAATTGTGCGTATGGTATCATCATCGCACAATTCTTTTAGTATAAAATATATAGGGTTAAACCATTCCCGTTTAAATGTCGGTTGTTTACTCATACTTTTCCTCTATTGCATCAACTCCTATTTTTAATGTAGTTTCGTTTTTAGTGGTATCTGCAAGCCCGTTAAGTCGTTGTGTTATCGAAGGATTATAAAAGCCCAACAAACCCCCTGTAATTTGATTTTGGCGTATTTCTTCCTTAATTGCGTGACAGATAGTAATAAAGTCGGTGTATAGATTATCTTGGTTTAAAAAATATTGCCTTATTTCTCCATAATGTTTACGGCAATAAATATAAAATCCTTCAAGAGTGTAAGGCATATTAGGGTAATCAATTACTTGTTTACCATCTTTGCCAACATATTGAACCTTACCCCATTTCTTAGCCTCTTCTTTTAAAGATTCCTTATACTCCTCAAAGGCTTTGCTAATTTCTAATTCATTATGAAATATCCTTGTCGGGTGCGCCATCTTCAATCATTTTAATATTTAACACTTCCAATATAGCAAATAAGTTTTTAGAGTTAATCCAATACTTACCGCTTTCCATTCGCCAAAGTGCTTCGGGTGTTACACCTATCTCTTTTGCCATGTGTTGCAAAGATACAGAAATATCAATAACAAATGTTAAAGTTTTATTAAAGCATTTATTACATCTTGCGCACTATACGCCGTTATTATTGTAATCCCAACACTAGCCCAATGATTATGTAGGTATTTCTGCTTATCTGAAAGTTTACCGTTTGGCATCTTTAATTCTAATCCCCAAAATTTAGGATATACAAATAAGAAATCTGGGCAACCTGCTAAAACTCCCATACTATGAAGTTTTATCCTCATTGCCATACTTGTAGCCGATTCATTGGCAACGTGGAAGTAAAATCCCCTTAATGCTGGGTAATTGTGGTTGATATACTTGTGGGTTGCTGCCGTAAATTGGTCTTCATTAGCGTAAATGGTGGTTAAAAATTGTTGTTTAGTCATATTTAGTAATTTTTGTAAAAGTTTAGTAATCGCTGTAATTCAATGGTAGTAAAGGTTTCAATATAAAAATTACCAAATTACTAAAAATTTACCTATCTATTATTTATATAAAGTAACAATACTATTGATTATTTATGTTTTATTTTAACATCCTTTATATTCTTTATATTTTTCTTATACAATAAATAGAATTATTTTTAGTAATTTTAGTAATTTATCTTTAAAAGTCAATAGTAGTAAAGGTTTTAGAATTACTAAACCTTAAAAAAATTTAGTAATCATTTAGTAATTTTAGTAATTTAAAAAGGTATTTCTACTGAAAATATCCGCATTTTAACAGATACTTTATTAATAGTCTTAATAATATCGTGCTTATAATCAACTTTCTTTTTTTCAGAATAAGCCTTAATAGCGGCATTAATTCGTTGGGTTGAAGGCTGGTATTGCTTAGGAGTGTTATTTTCGGCGTAGTAGGCTTCTAAATAACTTTTAAAGGTATCGTTACTAATTTCTACACGTTCGCACCAATGATTGAAATTCTGCTCAATAAAATTGAATATTATAGATCCGTATGTTTGTTCAAACTGTTTAAGCCATCCACCTTCAGTTAATGTAGGTGCAGTTAATTTCTTTCCACCTTTAAGCCATACTTGTACTGATTGTGCTATAAAATTGTCGAAACCTGCCCAATCTTCATTAGTCCATCCTTTCGGAAAATGGCAGCCATAATGAACGTCTAAGCCGCCAACGTTTGTAAAGAAATTAGTAAATTCAATAGGTATTATCCTACGTTTTAAACCGCCGTCAATTACTTCATAACTGTAATTAGTCTGCACCATAAACTTAGGGGCTTCATCGTTGCTAACTTCCACCTCATCCTTAAATAGTTTCTTCCAAATAAATGAGCCTGTGGATGGTTCTTTCAAAAAAGAAAAGTCGAAATTTTTAGGCACATCGCTAATGCAAAATATACGTTGCCCGTTCCAAGATTGAAAAAACTTCTCATCAAATTTAGTCTGTGCGCCCGGCTTTGAAGTGTAAGAAGTGGTGTGTTTTAGTAAGCTACAAAATACATTCTTACCACTACCACCGCCATCTCTAGGGTCACGACATTGTTCTGTTAGCACAATAATATAGCCCGTTGTTTCGTCCTTATATTCGTGACAAAGAAAACCAAGTATTTTTTGCGTGTGTGTAATGTGTTCTTCGCCTATTGCTAATTTCAAAAAGTCTACATACTTTCCGCCTTCGCCTTTATTATAATTTCGCTGTTGTAGCTTTTCAGCCCAAATAAGCATCTCTAAGGCATCGTATTCAAGGAAGCTAATTGATGTAGCATCTATTACTAAATAACCGTTTAAAAAGAACTTAAAACAAGTTTTTTCGGTATCTTTCAATATTGTATCCTCTGCCAATATTGAAAGACGCTTCATTGTATATTTACCATGTGCTTCTAAAAATGATTCCAAAGCATTACAAATAGATATACATTCTTCATTATCGGGTTCTTTTATGTATTCTTTTAGTACATCTTGAAACTCCCTTTCTTCAATCTTATGAATTAGGTAAGACAATATCCTTACTACATTACCCTTATAATACCGGAAACCTAAATAAGTGGCAACTAATAAAAGTTTTTCACGGTTAATAGTCATTTTACCATCTTCGTCATAATCCCAAAAAGTACCGTGTGGGTGTAGTTCTTGCAGTTCACCTTGTATCGTTACTGCTAGTTGTTTTGTTTCTTCACTTACATTTTTTGGAAGGGTGTAACCTTTTCGGGCTGCATTTTGGGCTAATATCTTTTGCTTTTTTTCTTTTATGATACCATATCCGTTATCACATAGCCAAGCATAAGTTTTCTTTTTATCCCCCTTGTGTTCTAGTATAGATAATAGCGTTACAGGATTATAACCTTTTGATGGTTCTAGGTCTGTGGATGATGTGAATATGTAGTAACATCGTTTATGTCTGTTAAATGATGCAGAAATTCCCGTCGTTTTATTAGGACGGGTAAACCAAATAAAATTATTACTACTGCCGCATAAACTCCAACCATTATTAGTAAGTACGCTTTCTGCTGCTGCACTACCGTTGAAGTGGTCGAATGGATTTTGGTCGTAATAGTCATTCGATATAGTTGTAGGGGCTATTGCTGCTACTTTTTTCTTTTGATTGTACCCTTCACAAATAGCAATAATACTGCACCTTTCAGCCCAAGTAATAGTTGGTATTGGATTGTCTTTAACTACCTTGTAATTCATTTGTGTTGCAGCAACTACATATCCACCTGTGCCTCTAGTCTCTATCGCTGACTCTTTTGCATCTTCTTTCCAAGCTAACTTTAAATTTCCTGCGGGTTCGTGGTCGCTTATACGGTAAAATATATGGTAGCCTTTTGATGGTGTTTGTGTTATTCTTAGTTGCTCGAATATGTGCGGAAACATTGCTTTAATGTCTGCAAATAACATAGCATCAATGCCAACCCAATTTTTTACATCTACATCAATTATTTCTAAGTTTCCACTTACTGCACCTGCTACAATACCATAACCGATAGTATCGTATTTTTCAGTCATTAGATATAATAACTCTGCTTTAGATATTATTTCTGTTTGCCATTTTTTCCAAGGGTAAGCAGACTTTACAGGATATTCTTTACCATTAAATGTTTGTGGTTTATCTCTTACGGGTATAATTGAAATTCCGTTATCTAAGTAGTATTCACATTCTTTTATTGACTGTTGAAAGGTAGTATTCATTTATTTAATTTTAATGTTGTAAAATTCTAATGGTTCACTTATGTCTTGATGCTTAACCCATCCCGAATGGTAGCCCATTGCAGTAGCAAAAGATTGTAAAAATAGGACATCTTGCTTTGCTTTCGCTACTCTTATCGCAAAAGGTTTCTTATTTGTTATCTTAGCATAGTCGGCTAATTCAATCGGAGTAAGGTCTGCAATATATTTACCCCTTAGTTTATTATAACTTTCCGTGACCTCTACTAGCTTACCTTCAACGTATTCTTTTTCTTTTGTTTCAAATGTATGTCCGCACTCTGGGCAAGTCATAACACGAGGTGCAAGTATCAAAAAACATTTAGGGCATTCTTTTATAGGTGCTACGCCGTCTTTCTTTTTCTTAGGCGGTTTATTCCACATTTTAGCCCAATCAAATTCAAAGTTCCATAGTCCGTGACGGGATGCGTTACCGCCATAATCTAGTACGGTAAAGCGTTCTTTACCATCCATAACCCTTGCACCACGCCCAACCATTTGACAATACAAAGCTAGTGATGTAGTGGCACGTCTAAGTATTACTAAGTCTATTGGTTTAAAGTCCCAACCTTTTGTTAATACAGAAACAGAAACACAAATATCAACGTGACCGTGTGTAAATTGGTTAAGTTCAATATCTGATTGTTCATTTTTACTATGTACTTCCGACACTACAAAACCAACGTTTCTAAGTTCTTGAGATAAGGCAGCACAATCCGCTATTGAGGCACAATAAACTATTGTTTTTTTATTGTGGTACTTTTCTAAATCTTCGTGAAGTCCTGCAAATACTTTTGGCTTATTAAACGCATCAAATTGAGATGCCTCCGAAAATTCACCTTTACTATCTTTTTTTAATCCGCTTAAATCCGCCGCCTGTCTTTCGTAGTGGTAATAAGGTGACAAATATCCACCTTCTAATAGTTCCTGTGGTTGTGCTCCGATTACAATATCATTGTATAAAAGCGGTAGATGTTTTGCTACTCTGTAGTCTGGTGTTGCTGTAAACCCAATAAGATAGGCATCTGTTAATTGTTGCAATAATTTCGTAGACGTTCCCACATGACACTCGTCATTTATGATTAAAAGTTTTGAACCAAAGTTTTGAAACTGTGATATTATAAATGGTCTGCGTACCAATGTTTGAGCCATTGCAACGTAGCATTTACCTACTTCAATATCTACAAACTTTACACCGTCTCCAATGGTTATGCAATCGCTTTGCTCTTCGTGTATTTGTTTATAAATCTTTGATGTTTCGGATACTATTAAAACAGTAGTTTTCTTTTCTAAAGCATCTTTAACCATCGAAAGAAAAGTTTTAGTCTTACCGCTTCCTGTGGCAGCACAAGCAATTACCTTTTTACTTTTGGCAAGTGATGACCGTATATTTTCTTTAAACTTCTTTTGATACGGGTAAAGTTCGTATGATGACATAAAATAAAAAAGCTTTAAAGTGGATGATGTAATAGCACCCTGTAAAACAGGTACACCATCCCTTTTAAAGCCATTAATTAGTTTCTAATCGTAGGTGCTACACTACGCTACAAATATACTAAACTTTTAACAAAACATTATACCTTTCTTTTGATGTCATGTTAGAATAGGGATTGTTGTTTATTACTTTCGATGGCAGATAGTAGGTTTTTTTTACTCAACTCGTAGTATGATGGCTTTAATTCTATACCGATATATTTACGCCCTGTTTTCAAAGCTACATAACCTTCACTAGCAACACCACTAAAAGGACTAAGTACAGTTTCACATTTATTACACCACATTAAATAACACCACTCAATAGGCGTTAATTGAGTAGGCGTTATGTGCCGCTCGTCATCATTATCACGGGCTGCACGATAGTCTAAAGTATCACCTTCATTTATGTCAATCCATACAGGTTCAGCTATCTTACACCATAGGTCGAAAGGTATATTATTTTGAATAGGTACTAAGTTTTCGCCGCCCTTTTTAAAAGTCAAAATATAGTCTGCAAGTCCGGGTCTTACTATTGCACTATCTTTCTTTGTAGTCCCCCACATTAACTGCCTATTTTTAGTTCTTATAGCTGCTGTCTTTGGGTCTTTTCTTATCATATTTTCGGCGTGAAAATGAAATCCGCAATCTTGAAATAATCTAATTAAATCACCCCTGAAGTCTACTATTGAGTAGAAGCCATCACGACCTAATAAGGTAGTGCTTTGCATCATGTGAATAGAAACTAAACGCCCCGACTTTATTACCCTGTAAAGGTCTTTAACTAAATATTTAAAATGCTGTAAAAACTCATCATTGTTTTTTACGTTGCTCATATCCTTAGGGTCATTACTAAATACATACAAAGCCCCAAAAGGTGGCGAAAAGAAACAATAGTCTATACTGTTATTTTGTAGCTTACTTACTTCTTCAACGCAGTCACCGTTTATAAGCGTATAGCCATCGCCTATAAAAGTCTCTCCTTTGTTTACTTTAATTTCTTCTTTTAAGTTTATGAGAATAGCTTCTCTCATTTCATCCTGCATCTTTATAAACTTGCTTTCTTTCTCTTCAATAGAGTTAATTACATTTTGCATAGTGTCTGTTGTTATTAAGTAAATATTTACATTTTGTTTTTGTCCGAAACGGTGTGAACGTCTTATTGATTGATAAAGACTTTCAAAACTAAAGTCTAGAGATGGGAATATTTGATTATGGCAGTTTTGATAGTTTAGCCCGAATTGTGCAATTTTGCTTTTTGTTATAAGAACACGAAACTTATTATTTGCAAAGCCTAGTAGTTTTTCTTCTTTATATTCATTGGTATCACTACCCTTTACTTCTATCGCATCTGGTATAAGTTCACGCAATAGTTCCCCCTCTTCATTTTGTTTTATCCAAATAATAAAGTTTTCATTTGATGCGTTTACAATCTTAGCTGTTTCTTTAAGTCTTTCTTCTTTAGTTGCTCTAAGTTCATCATTAAAGTTAGTAGCTGATACAGATACGGAATTAAACAATAAACCGTTATCTCTAGATTCAGTGACTATCTTTTTTTCGATGTAGTTTAATTCGGGTAAAGTGTACCCGTTATCACTAAATCCTAAATCACTAGGCTTAGAAATCATTACCGCCCAAGTACTTATCCATTTGTAAAAATCTTTTTCGGCATATTTTTTAAGTCGGTATTTATCGCCTTTAATAAGTTCTTTATCTGTTGTAAAAAACATTGACCTCATATCCTGTGAAGACATCACATTAAGAAACTCGGCGTGGTTTCCAATTTCTAACTCATCATTGGGGGAAGGTGTCGCAGTACAAGCTAGTTTATAAGGTGTTTTTTCAAAGGCTGCAATTATTTTTTGCTTGTAGCTTCCAGAGTAATTCTTCAATATACTACTCTCATCCAAAACAATACAACCATAAATATTACAATCAATATTATCTATTTGCTCGTAATTGTTTATGTGAATATTAGTAAGGTTTATTCCAAACTTTTCGCCCTCTTGTTTTGTTTGCCCTGTCACTGCTAAAGGGGCAAGTATTAAAGATGGCTTCTTTGTTTTACGGGCTGCACATTCAGCGAATACTAATTGCTGTAAAGTCTTACCTAAACCGCAATCTTCAAAGATGGCGTACTTACCTGCCTTCAATGCTCGCTTAACTACAAACTTTTGAAAGTCGAATAAATTAGGATTGAGCCATTTGTCGGGTACATCGAAGCCGCTTTCAATGTGCGTTTTCTGCTTCGACTTTAAAAACTCTTTGTAATCTTCCATTTTTTAAAATTAAAATAGCCCCTAATATAATAACAGATATGCGACATCTATCAAAATAAAAGGGGCAATAAGTTAATGTACGGGTCGCATCCGTATTTATTGCAAATATAATAATTATATATCCTCAATACTAATTTCTTACACATTAAATTTTGCATAAATAACTTCTTGTACTATGTTATTTTGCATAATTTTCTTTTTATAGCTTCATGGTTCAATTTAACGTTAGCAAGTTTTAAATCTTTAATCTGTTGTATTAACGCTTTATTTTTTTCTATCAGTTCACGATAGTCTAAGGTATTATCATCAGTAATGTCTAATGCAGCTTTGATAATTTTAACATCTGCAACGACTAATTTATCACCTGCATCTAGTAACTTAATAACTCTATCCCTTCCATTTATTGCTGTTGTGTGGTCACGGTTACCACATTCACGACCTGTAACTGTTAGGGGAAAGTGATAATAGTTATGAGCGAAGTAAAAAAAATAATGTCTAATTTTAACTAGTTGTGATTCTCTACATTTAGCTTTAACTAGCTTAATCGGGGTTTTAAATATGTCGCAAATGTCTTGCAATAAAACATCTACTTTGGTGTATATTTTCATAATTAATTAAAATGTGGCTGCTACTTTGTGATGATAGCAGCCAGTGAGGACTAAAATGGCAAATCATCTACCGACTCAATTTCAGTAGCCGCTACTGGTGTTTTTGTTTGTTCGATTTGCCCCAATTTTATTTTACCATTAGCAACATACCCTTTGTTACCTGTTGCAATAATTGCTGCATCTTCTGTTTTCTTTTCTTGTTTGCCATTCAATGACATAGAGAAA